GCGCCGTAGCTGTTCTGAGCGGCAAGCATATCGTCGATGTCGAATCCGAACTGACGGTTCAAGAAGATAACGTTCTCTTGGATAGAACCCTGCTTGTCAAGACGCTCGATGATGTCATCGAATTCGCTAAGAGTCGTGGGGTTACCACCAGCCCAAACGTTACCACGCTCTCCTACTACGTAGAACACACCCTCTGAGCCTTTGTAGGTTACACCAGCGCCAGCGGCAGCTCCAGAACCAACTTCAGCAGGAACTGCTTCAATCATCGCAGTCTCAAGGTAGTCCTCAAAACGTAGACGGGTCTCGTGCTCGCTCTTCAAGTACCAAAGGTATCCTGATGCGCCATTCTCGGTGGTGACTTCAATCCAGCCAATCTGAGCCATGTCCGAGCCGCTTACAGCGTACTTGTCCTTGATGATGATTGGGCTGTTCTCGAAGATTACGTCGTCGGCCTCGAGAGAATTCTCCATGCCGTCAGTTCCCTTCTTGAATTCAGAACCGTAGATGAACATGCTACATACGTTACCAGCGGCGAACGTCTGACCTCCTGCTTCGTAGTATGCTACGTCAAGCGTGCCGGCAGTGTAGTTCACAGCCGTAACGATTGCCTTGTTGAACTCGGTAGAGGCAGCTGCGCTCTTAGAGATCATGATGGTTTGACCAATACGAACAGCGATACCACCAGTTCCTGGGATAAGCGTGTCGTTTACAGTCAAAGTAGCGGTGTCATCGCCAGCGTTACCGGCCGATGTTACGTTAGTGTACTTGGTGTGCAGACGGCCTTGCTCTGCCCACTTGATGAGGTCAGAGTTAGAAGGCATCTCTGCGCCTACCATGCGCAAAAACGAAGCAACGGAACGGTTTCCGTAGCGCTCGAACTCCTTCTCGTAAGTATCAGGAAGATACTGATTCAAGAAATCAAAGTTCGTGATGTAGTTAGTGCTAAGCGCTACGCGCTCTGCACTGGGTTGTAGGTCGAATCCGGGGACCGCCTGTACTGAACCTGCCATTTTGGATAGGTATTTATGGGTTTATTTTGTGCTTCTTATTTTGAGCCCTCGACCTGCGTCGGGGGTTACCGCAGCCACTTTCAGTCCGCCCTTTCCAACTTGCTGAGGAGCCTGTCGCATATCCATATTGATATTCTTAGACTTCTTAGACAAGTCATCCACGGCGTCCGACATACCTTGCTCGTAAAAGAACTTGGCAAATCGTTCTGGATTCATGGCTACAGCTAGTGCTTTGTGATACCCACTGGCGTCCTCAATCAAGCCATCCTGATTCACGTACTTACCAATGAAGTTCGATATATCAGACTGAGCCTTCTTAATTTCCGCAGTCTCAGATGGAGTAAAGACGAGAGACTTATCGCCGACGCTAAATTCAAAACCTTTGAATCCGTCGCCGAAGACCTCGTCAGTCTTCTTCTGAAACCATTCATACCTTTTCTGATTTTCATCTTGGGCACTCTTGGCACTAGCGAGATACTCTTGATAAGAGCTTAGAGCTTGTTGATCAACTTGAGAAGATGCCACTCCGCTTGACTCAAGGGGTGCTTTGTACTTCTCTCGTTGCTCTTCAAAGTGCTTCTTTGCTTTCGCGAGTTCTTTTTTCTTGGCGAGCTTCTTGCGCCTAACGTCTGATTCATCGTCCAAGTCTTCATCGTATCCGAACTGCTCCTTGAGCATGAAGTCGATGTCCTCTTGATCCAAGTCCTCCTGCGTTGAAGCGTAGTACTCAGCCAATAAGCTGTCTGGGTCCTTGGCTTCAATGTCTTCATTTACTTTCATGAAGTCCTTGATGCCTCGGCCCGTTTCTTTTTTGTACTTAAGATATGCGGCGACGTCCTCAGGGAGAGGGTCTGATTCTTGGCGCTCTTGCGCCAGCTCGTCCAGAGACTTTATCTCTTTGCCGAATCTTTTTCCAATAAACGAAAGAACGTCCTCCTCCTTTAGCTCAGGGATTTGGTCACCGCCCTGTGCTCCGGTGTCTTCTAGTTGGTCTTCACCACCTTGATCGCTTCCCGATCCATTAAGTTCCGCTTCGTGCTTTTCTAAAAGCTCTTGCTCAACCTGTTGGACCGACTTTGACTCGACGGCTGCAACCTCTTTTACCTTGAATTCCATAGATTTAAATTTGATACAAAGTTATATAAAAAATAATAGGTGTTTTAACACGCTATCTAGGGTTGAATTCAGCGAAGTCAAACCCATCCAGTGAGTCCTCGTTGGACTCAAAGCTTACCGAAGGCGCTTTGTTCTGACGCTGCTCAATCAGCTTAGACTGCTGAGTGTTCTGCCGATCGATGCGCTTGGCCTTCTCATCTTCCTTCATCTTGTCGCGCTCCTTGCTGCCGTCAACCTCAACGCCCTTGATCTTCATCTGGTACATGAACTCCTCGGCCATCAGCTCCTTCTTGAACATCGCCTCATTACGCATCTTCTCTATCTCGAACGCAATCTCCGCCTGCTTAACCTGCATCTCTGCCTGAGACTCAAGCTGAATCTTCTGGGCCGCCATCTGCGCTGCCATCTGCTGAGACTGCATGTTGAGCTGCCCCTGCATCTGCTGCTTCTGCATGTCGGCCATCTGCATCTGCTCGAAGTTCTTCTTGCGCTTGACCTTAAGAAGCTGGTTAGCCATCTTAATGTTCTTGATCTCTCGAACGTCAATGGCATCCTCAAGACTGACGTCACCCTTAGATAAGGCCATCTGAATGTTGGCCTCTAGCTGAGCTCGCTCCTCCATGTCTGGAGCTACTTCGATAAATACCCCGAAGTCGTGCAGGTACAAGTGCTTGATCTCATCAAGCAAGCGCACGTTGTGCTTACCAATTTGCATGGCAAACTCATCACGGAAGTCTGCGTACTGCAAGATGTCAGACACGCGGCAAGACAATGCCTCAGCCAGTGTGCGTGTTACGAACAGCATCCCGTCAAGGATGTGACGCGTGGCCGTGTTGGAGTTAAGGGCTGCCAACTTCTGTACACCAACAAGTGCGTTGGGGTCTGGAGTAGACGCATCACGAGCCTCGTTAAGACCCGTGACCGTGCGCAACATATCCATGTAGTGATTGTAGGCTCCGATCAACGCTGCCATCTTAGGCTGCCCAGAGCTAGATGTGAGCTGTTGAATGGGCACACGTGCGTTGTTAAACTCACCGTCCCCAGTATAGCTGCGTCCTACAACACTACCAGTTTGGAAGTACAGACGAAGTGCGTCCTCTGGGTTGTACGCTGCACCAGTACCGAGGTCAACCTCGTTGAGTCCGTCAGCGTCAATGAACACGCCATCGGGCACAACTCGTGCGATGACCTGCTGTAGCTTTAGGTGGGTGACTTGAATCAGGTCAGCGAATGGAATCATTCTGCGAACCAAAGACTCGATGTTGCCCTTGTACATGCGTGGCGCAACAGCCACATAGTTAGGCATGGCGTTCTGAGACGATGACTTTGGACGAACCATGTTCTCCATCATCTGCCACTTCAGCAGTAGGTTGGTGCCCATTACCATCACACCCTCGTACCATACGTCGATTGTCTTCTCGATCTTCTCGAAGCCAGCCTCCTGCATCATATCCACGGGTGGGTTGAAGCTATCGTCTTTCTCGATTACTCTCGAGCCACCAGTTTCAGTAATCTTTTTCTTGTAGACAAACTTCTTAGTTGTCTTGTAGTTGAAGTACATTACCGTGGCCGTGTCGCGGTAGAACATATCGTTCTCGTAGAACTGAGCTACGTTGTAGTAGTTGTACCAGCTCTGGCTGTACTGAGATATCTCTTGCAGGTTCTCCTTCGTTAGGGTCGGGTCAATCTTCAGCAACTCTATAATAGGAAGGGTCTTAATCTCTCCCCAGTAGAAGCAGTCCTTGAAGTAAGGATCCTCTGTGTAGCTGTACACCACGTTAGCTGGGTCTACATAAGATACCTGAATGCCTGCGCCAGGCAGGAACTCATGCTTAACTATCCCAAGTCCTATCGTGGTTACGTCATACTCAAGACGCTTTCTGGTATCTTGATAGTGGTTCTCTGCAAGAATAGTATTGATGGCCTCCTCCTCTGCAATTTCAATGGCTGGCTTGTACTTCAGCTGCATGTGCAGGTTCAGCTCCTCGTCATCCTTCGGCAGCTCCATCGGGTCAACCACAAATGGGTCGATGCCAAACTGCTCAGACATCTTAGTGAGCACGTCCTTGGCTACCATGTCACCCTCGATCATGTCCTGATACTCGTTGCGCTTTTCTGCTGACATGGCATCTTGAGCATACGCACGGACACTAAACAGACGATCGTTCATGCCATTGACGACGATGTCAACGAACTTAGGTATGACAGGAACAGGAGTCCAGTCTAGGTTCAGATAGCTTAGGTCGCCATCAATGGCAAGCTCGCTCTTGTATTTGGCTACCGATTGCTCGCCTCTAGCGTAGAGACGAAGACGGTTGAAGTCGCGCCACCTGTTGTAGTATGGAGAGGTGCCATCCTTCTTAAACCACTCATACTGAATGGCTTGCCCCACCAGTAGGCCATATTCATTGGACGCCTTCTCAGCGTCAGTCACGAACTGGCTGGGAAAGCTAGTCGCTAATATGTTGATTTCGACTTCCTTCATCTGTTGAGTAGCTCACTGTTAAAGCCCTTGTTGTTATATTTAGCAAATTTAATGCTTATTTTAGTTTGCTTTTTTTCTGGCTGGTACATATGTTTTTGGTTCGCCATGATGGCTAGGCCAGAGCTAATGGTTGCGTCAAACTTAGTTCTATTGTTAATGTCGAAGCGAGCCCAGTCCTCCAATGTTCTGTTGAACACCATGTTACCCATCTCGTCCGCATCCCTGTACGTACCCTCCGAGTCGATACCTACGTACTTCTCAATGTACGACTCGATCGCCGTAGCGTGCGCCTGCTTGACCTCCTCGCTTGAGTTCGGTATACCGCCAAGCTCACGCTCTGTCTTCGATAGGTTCGCCAGCGGCTTGTCTGGCCTGTTGGTACTGAACGCACGATAGCCACGATTCTTAAAGTGGTACAGCAGACGTGGCTTGTTGTTCTCTGCAAGCACAGGCATACCATAGAACACACACGCCATCAGCACCTCCTCGAAGAATATCTCCGCCGTTTGCGGGCGGGCGACATACTCAAGGAAGAATTCATTGACTGGCGCATCGTCCATATGGTACTTGGTCATGCCATGAAGTGAGCCGTTAGAGCCGCCACCGCCAACAACTCCTGAGATGTCATAGGGGTCACAGCCAAACGAACCAAGATGTTCATTGCCCGGGTAGAATAATCCATTTCTTATAACAACATTGTTCTGCAATCTTGCAGGAGGTAACCACGATACACGGAACCGACCACGCTGGTCGGGCACCCAAACCACCGTCGAGTCCTTTACGCCATCCTTCCAGTGGAACGATCCAGTGGTGATGAAGTGCTCCTTAATTGTGGAGTCGTTGTGGTCGATCTGTCGGTATATCTTAGTGAGATTGAACAGCGACGACTTACTCTCGTCACGAAATGCGTGCGACTCCGTGCGTGGGAACTGACGATAGAATTCATTGAGCGCATCTGCGTCAGACTTGAGCGACGCCACCTCATTATCCCAGTAGTCAATGGCGCCCATGCGTATCATGCTACCATCGATACCCCTGATGGCACGGTCTGGTGTGTGCAGCACAGGCATGCCGAATATGTCAATGTATCCCTCGAAGTTCCACTCCATAGGAATGAACAGCGAGTATAGGCCACTCTTAGTCTGACCGTTAGAGCTTCGGTTGGTAACGTCTGAGTCGTAGTACAGCTTCTTAAAGTTATCACCACCCTTGTCTAGTGCATTGGATGTAGAGCCCATCATGCACTTGCCGATGATCTTAGATCCAAGACGCAAACAGGTCTTGGTCACGCGCCAGTTGTTAAGAATGTTGTCCGGCCTCATCCACTTGCCACTCTCATCGTGGATCAGTAACTGAAGCTTCTCACCGTCATAGCTGTTGTCTGAAGTGTTCTTCCAGTCGATAGTGGTGTTAAGTCCATCCACGTCTTCCGTCTCAGCTATGGCCATATTCCGCTTGGTAATCTTGGATGCTGGCACGCGGTAGGCAAGCTCCGTCTTCGGCTTGTCCATGCCGTCC